TTCTTCAAGCCCAGTACAGAGACTTTTCATATTATCTGAAAGTCGGGCACTTTCCATTTTCTCCTCCTGCCACAACCGGTACATCGAAAAGGTTGCCGCAAGGAGTAACACCCAAATTACTCCTATACCTATCTTCCACCTCATAATCAATCTGTATATACATTTTTACCAACTTCTGCAATAACCACCCATGCACCATTACAGAACCCATATATCTTACCGTCATTCGCCGGCATTTCAGGTATTGTGTTAAGCTTTGTCTCATTGGCAGTGGCTTTGCTAAGAGCACTTTGAGCTGTACTTTTTGCTGCATCAGCCGTTGTTTGTGCGGTCACAGCCTTTCCATCCGTAACAGCCAACATTCCGGTCAGAGTTTTTTCATTGGTTACTCCTGCAAGGAAGGTTTCAATTTCATTGAAGGTATCAATGGCCGTAGTCGCATCAACAGTGCCAACCAGTTCATCCAATGCTGTTTTCACTGCATTTATGGACTGTTCCAGTTGGGATTCTGCCAATTGAGCACGTCCGCTTTCTGCCAAAATATCCGATTTATTCGCATAGCTGCCACTATCAGAACTCTCCAAAAATGAAGATGAAATAGGAAGTTCATTACATCCTACCATAACATACTGTCCGGCTATCAACCCGTCAACATTTATATCACAGAACTCTCCGACACTAAGTGCTGTTTTGTAAGGTACATAATCCTTTCCATTAGAACTTTTATACACAACAACTCTATTGTTTGCTGCATCTCCAAAATTGATGCTGATTGCAAATTTCCCAGTAGATAACTGTACCGGTTGGCTTTCGTACCAACCCTCTTCTTTAAGAGTAAAATTCAATTTTGCCATATCTTCTATATGTCGTTTATATGTTTGTTTCCTATATCAACTCCCAGCCTTTCCTTACCTCATCCATATTTGCAGGAACGCCATTCTCAACATAACTCATTGCAGCTACCACCGCAATAAGTTGTTCCCGGTTGTTTCTGTTCAGAACTGTATGACGAGATATGCCCGAACGTTTTTCGACTGTGGCAATATACACGTCAGTATTGTTTTCACATGGCGGTGCCCATCGCATAATAACATCTTCAAGTTCATTGGCCGTACCATCTTTGTCAGTATCATACTTATTAAGAATATAAGTTTGAAGGGTTTTAAAAGCAGCACGATAACCGTATGCCATAGTTTTAAACTGAAAGAAGCTTTTATCTGTCTGTGTTACAGACAATCCCTGCCATTTCGTATTATTTCTTCGTATATTTAATGGATTATTATTCCGTAGTCCCCGTGTCATTTTTATCCTCCTTTTCTTTTTGTGTTTCAAACAATATTTGTGCGGCCAGTCGTGCTATATCATCCTTATTTTCAATGATTATACTCATAGTCTTTTCCGCTTTCCGAAGCTCGGCCTTTTCCCATGATTTCTCACGTACTGATTTAAACTCGCAGAAGACACAATAAGCAGCCCATAACATAGTAAATACCGGAAATGGAATGACAATACAACAAATAAGATCAATCATAACCAGTGTAAGAAACGGATTAAAATACTTCTTTGCTTTTGTCGCTGTCATTTTATACTTTTTCGAGGTACGAAGTTCGCCGCGCTGCTTTGCCTTCTGAATCCCCGAAATAAAATCTATCCCCATTGCAACAATGATAGCTGTCATACTCACCGCTATCAAAACCAAATGTAAAAACAAATGGTCGTGAATGAATGCTTCGATAATGTCGTTCATATTCTTTTGTGTTTGCGTTTGTATATTATTCCAATAGTAATTTATTGATAGCATCAATAAAGGATGGGGAACACAAACTCGCGTATTCCCTAATCATATTACACTCTTCATCGTTATACTCAATCTCTCCATTAGAGTTGAATATTTTAAATGCAAGAGCATGAGCCTCTATTCCTCTACCAAGTTGATAAATGATATTTGCAAAATCCTTTTTGTAGTTCTCAACGGAGCATCTTGTCTTATCAATATCAACAAAAACCTCAATTCTTTCAAAATTTATCCTTTTCATAATCACTTCCAATCATTGTCATTTGAAGCACCAAACATCAGACCTCTTCCCAACCAGTCAGAGTTCGGTGACGGATACATAAAATCTGCCAATTGCATACAATGGTGCATAGAACCGCCATTCAACGTTTGCTTTGTTCCATTCGCATATACCTGAACATTATTATAATTGTCATTTGCATTAACCAAGAATATCCTTTGGGTAACGGCAAGACTCAAAAGATAACGGTAGGTCGCGCTTGACGTTATTCTGAATATGACCGTATCGACTGGAAAGCCCGATGTCTCGCCGTTATAATCGTATCTTGGCGAATAGCAAGGAACTATATAATAAGTTTCATTATTTGAAGAAGTCCCGGAAGTCAAAGGAATATAAGTACCGGCTTTATCAGCCCCTTTTGTGTACACATAGGCATAGGAGCCATAAACTACCATAATGCTTCTTTCTCTTGCGCCAAACACACCTCTACACCATAAGTCAGAAGTGTAGAAGCGTAATGATCGGCCTTCTTTAGTTCCTTGATGATACATATCACCATCAAACCACATCCTTCCATCACTTCCAAAACTGATTCCCCCAACCGCATTACCAGCATCATTTACGCAATTCAGTCTTGTAAAAGAGCCTGACACACCTTTCAATGTACCTTCAAAAGTGCTGTCACCTGAAATGACCGCACCAGTAGCATAAAGTTTCCCTGCTATACTTACTTTATATGGTGCATCAGTCGGTGTTGTAGCTCCAATCCATAGCGGATAGTCGCCACCAACAAGCCCTGCCGCAACCGTTGTGTTGTCAGATTTCATAATCAAAAGCTGATTACCCTGCATAAATCGAAGAATAGCGTTTTGAGCCATGATAAGCGGAGTGTACACCGGTACCAAAGAATTAAACTTCTGCCAATAAGTTGTATTTGTTACTGGAATGGAATCACTGGACGTATGAGTTTTCAGACATTTATACGCGTTAAACGTATTGGCACCGGTAGTCACAATAGCAATATCCAAGTACCGGGTACCGGAAGTCAAAGCCTCGTCATTGCGATACTCTATGCCTTTAGCCCATTCGGATTGCCGGAGAATACAGCCCTGAAGCCCGTTTTTCCCCGGTTCCCCATTAGTACCGTCAATTCCATTTTTGGCCTTTCTTCGTATTAATATATGCCCTTGTGCCTCCATACCGGATTACTTCAATTTTGCCAATACTTCTTTTGCGATCTCTTTAGCCTTGATACGATAGTTCTGATAATCAGTATATTCTTTCAGATACTCGGCACGCTTATCTTCGTCAAGTTCCGAAGTTGTATCACGTGCCATTTCCAAATTGGCAAAAATGGCATCACGTTTGTTTGCATCATAACGTTCCATGATAATGGCGCTTACAATGCTGTCATAATCATGTTCCCCTTCAACATCCACATTTTCACAGACATACTGGTCTTCAACCACCACATCTTCCGAACCGGCCTTTTGAACAGCTTCTCTTCTCTCAAAGTCAAAGTAAATGCGTAGCAACGCACCTTCAAGTACAAATTCAATACCAGTCGGCAGTTCTCCTACAAGAGTTCCATAACTTTTCATAAATTACCTCCATTTTTATAATTATTCTTCAAAATAATAAGCACTCTTCCCGTCACCTAACGAACGCCGCTTGACAATCACATTTTCCACTGGAAAAATCTTCTGACCGTTATTCTCCGCTTCGCGAGCCTGATCCAACACATCTTTCAGATTGTAACAGTTCGTTATGAATTTGCTACGTTGTCCGTTCTGTTCAAAAAGAACACAATATCTACCTTCACCTTGCTTTGTCTTCACATTCGTTTCAAAGTCCACCACTGTTATAGGGACATTGAGAATATCCATCAATCTTGTCTCTTTTACATCGAAGAACTTCTTTCCGTCCTTTGTTCTACCACTCTGTTTGATACCTTTATCTGCAAAACTCATATCATTATTTGTTATTGTTCTCCATAAATTCTTACAATCTCCCCACTTGCACCAGCCCCAGTATGAAGCTCGTATCTCGCGGTTACGTTTCCGGCTTTTTATCCGTTTCACCTTTCGGGCAAAATTCTTTTTCATACTTTTGCGCATCCGAACATTATCTTTCGTGAAGCAATAGCCCAAAAAGTTAATCCTTCTTCCTCTTACTACGTTTTCGCTTTCTACGCTTTTTGTTCCCATTCTTTGTTTCTGTTCCTATCGGAGCGATACAGCTGTTAGCTTTGACTACCAACCCGACTTTTGCACTTTCCCGTTCATACGCACGAATGAGAAATAATGCTTCTGCCTTAGAACGAGCCAGCATAACATTATCATCGCAATATCTATGCAGGCATTTGACATGATATTTCTCCTTCATTGTATGATCTATCCGACTTGCCGCAAAATTGCCGATAGGTTGACTTGTAAATGCTCCAATTGGAACACCTCTTTTTCCGTTCAACTTCATTCTCCAATACGTCAATTAACTCCGTTCCGCTGTCATACGATAAAACAGCTATCTCAATCAGTTTAATAAATCGTTCATCTTTAAATTTCCTTCTCAATGCAGCAACAATAAGCTCATGAAGAATACTTTGATAAAACTTTTTAAAATCAGTTTTTACGAACCATTTGCATTCCGGGTACCGGCGAAGGAAACTTTTCATTCTCCTTACTCCAAAATGAAGTCCTTTTCCCTTAATACATGCACTCGTATCATAAATCAGACTTTTATAAATATCTTCTCCAATCACCCTCATAATCGCATGATGCAATATACGCCACGGGAAATATTTCTGTTTGACAATATCTCGGACTTTTCCAGCATCACTTCTTACCTTCATCACGCTATAATCCGGTGCCGGAAAATCCAATGTCAGAATCATCAACTGCAAAGCTCGGAGGTCTTCTTCTGGGTGAAGATTATGCCGCCTGATAAAACGATTTTTCTTAACCTTCCCATCTTGTGCCTCTCTGTCCGCTTCACGCAAATTGTTTATTTCTGCAATACGTTCAAGAATATATCCGACTCTTTTAGGTTTCTTTCCACCGCTTGCTTCTATCCGTCTATCGTCAGCCTCTATCCTTTCCGCTATAATTCTATCAATTTCATCATGTGACAGATTTCTCCAATCAATATCATTTCTTCTAATATTCACTGTTGCTTTGTTTTAAAATTTACACCATACTTCCAATTTTGTCTTGTTCAGACTATTTTAATTATTCCGATAACTGCAAGCTGTTTCTACTTGCTTGAATAATTCGCCCGGAGCTTTCGAGAACCAACCTACTAACACCGCTTGTTGCCTTCCGCAAATTGGGCAACCTTTCCGCATTCTTGATTTTCTGACATCGTAACCAATTGATTACTACGTTGCAACGATATAAATCCTGCAAGGTCATGGCTCGGAGAACTCGCAGATCACTCTACGATAAATAAGTATGGCGAGAGCCGATATTCGCATTCGAGTTCGACCAATCGTTATTCGAGTTCGCATAAGCGAGGCCGCAATTCGCACCGTTATTCGCATTACCGCCCCAAAGAACCAGCTCTTGTTCCCCTCTACCAACCGTCCACGCCTTTCGGCTTTCGTCCCGTTATCCGTAGCCGTAAAACGAGAAGGTGGACGGGTTTTAATTAATTGAAATTCAAAGAACTAATATTTCAAAATCTATCATGCAGCCATCAAAGATGCACCGCTAACAAATGTTAAATTTCCAAAATACGCAAGGCGAGAGCCGATATACGCACTCGAGCCCGACCAAGCGTTATCCGAGGACGCATAAGCGAGGCCGCAATGCGCACCGTTACTCGCAGTACCGCCCCAAAGAACCAGCTGCCCAGTAGTGTTTGCCCATGAATAATCAGCCCAATAAGAAGTGCTACTTCCACCTATCTTTTTGGGGAAAATATCAAAATGTTCCCCAAGAATTATTTCCTGCACTTGGCCGGAAGTTGTCTGCCGAGTAGCTTGTCTGTATTCACCATTGGGATGTGCCGCTAATTCAGCGGTAGTTGGTAAACGGTTCCCTTTGTAAATGAAAATTTCCGTTCCACTTTGAGCACTGTTATTGGAACTACCACAAAATACTCCCTGCAAAAATTCCCACTGCCAGCCATAAGGGTCTTCTATACCCATCATATTCACCCGTGAGCAATCCACTCCGGTATTACTTCCATTCACCACAGAAATAGCTATTTTACCCCAATTGTCACCGAGGCTTTTTGTTGCACCGGTTTTCAAAGCAGCTGCCGCAGCCCACAAATCTTTACTGGAGCTACCACCTACACCATAACCAAGCTTCGCTTGAATATTGGTATCTCCATATTGGGATAATCCCAACATCATAATGAGTTTTCGCTGATCGTAATCAGTCAATCCCCATTCCTTACCGTTCACTTGTGCAGCAGTCCAAAATGCGTTGATCGTTTTACTACCTGCCGGTGCAACTCCTGAACGTGAAACAAGTGCGCTACCTGACATGGAGCCTTTGTATG